TTGCGATCGCACATACAGCATTCCACGCCACTGTAGCTGCAGTCATGGCAATCTGAGCTGCGGTATCCGCTATCTTTGCTGCAGTATTGATAACAAACTGGGCCGCCTGCTGCACCAGGGCCGCTGTTCCTTGCGCCAAGTTTACTACAAAATCTTTGGCATACATGGCAACAATAGCGGCTGTTTCTAACTTATCTGCTATAAGCGCTGCTGTATGCGTTGCAATAGCGGCCGCATTTGCTACAAAACCAGCTACCATTCCAGAAAGCATTGATACGACGCCACCAGCATTAATGATGAATTCACCCAGCTTTACAACTTCCCATGCCCCAAAGAAAGCAGCAACAACTCCAATAGCTCCATCAAAGCGCGTCTGTGTTTCTGTTATCCAGTCCACAACCGAGGATATCGCTTCTGTAAATGCATCAAATACTGGCTTTGCAACAGTATCATAAGCTGTATTCAGGCCGTCCCATATCTTATCAATTAATTCTTTCAGCTTATCAAATATAGGCTGCAGTTCATCCAAAAGCCCCTGTATCCGTTCTTTGATCTGACCAGCATTATCGGTTATAGGCTTTGTTATAACCCGGATCAGATCCCGGACAAATTTACTGCCTAATTTTGTAACTCCCATA